TAAAAGCATTAATATAGGTATTATATGCTAAAGTATCAATCAGTATTGAAAAGTTAGAACCTTCAAAGTCAAAATCAGTAAAATTGCTGTTTGAACGAAGATAATCTCTTATCTGAGCTTTAATCTGATCAAAATCTAAACTTGTAAATTGAGTAAAAGGCATATTACTATCTTGTTGGTTCTAAAAGGAAGGAAAATTCTTGAGTTGGTCGTTCTAATCCAACAATATCAAATAATAAAGTAACTTCAAACGCATTTGCATCAGGAGTTGGATTTAATTGAACATTTAGATTATTAACTCTAGGTTCATATCGTGTAACTGTTTCTATAATTTGATCTTTTATCACAGTCATAAGAGTGGGATAATAGTTCTCAAATAAACTTGCACGAATATCAGTACCGATTGATGAATTAAAAAACCTTTCAGTTGGAATAGTTTCAACTAAATTTCTAACAGACCTTATAATGGCACGTTCATTAGTTAAAGTAAGCAAATCCTTCGTCACAGGATGTGGTTTAAAGGAAAAACTTATATCTTTAAATGCTTGTGATGTACGTTTGACTGCCATCTAAATGGTATATTTAGTATTATCTTCACTTATTTATAGAGGTTAGACAAAAAAAGACCCGAATCAATTGATCCGAGCCACTTTTGGTTTATTTTCCTTGCCCCCTATACCGTTTCTTCGGTTTATTTCGAGACGAAGCGGAGTATTTTGTATGTTTTCCCGTTCCTTGCCGAGTCTTTTTCGGTATTGCTTCTACAAACAAGGTTCCTAGAAGACTTTTTTTCATTCTTGCCATAATTAAACTTGCTTAATTTCAGTTCTTATATTTTGTGGGTTATGAGAACCATTGTCATAAAATTCATATGCAAGGTCCTCCATAGCACTAAAGTATTCATCTTGGGTGAGATTCTCAAAGAGGAGTTTATCACCCTCATAGATGTTATATAACTCTTTGTTTTTCATGCCCAACACGTACTCTAGGATCACACCAGATCTCAAAGCCTGCTTCTTTTGCATCTAAGCAGAAGGAAACATCTTCTCCACACATATCTTGTACTTCACCAGATTCAAAGACTTGCATCTTTGGTGCGAACCATGGGTAAGTCATTTCTTCGTGCTCAAATACACCATGCTTGATTAATAACCAACCGAAACCTGCATAATCAACTGTGAATGGTTTTTTACGTTTGGATATACTTTCGATAGTTTCGTGATTCATCACTCCACCGTTGTTACGAAAATCATCCTCTTCCAACCAATGTGCTACAGAGGTAGTCTTACCATCTTCGGTACAATACCATCCTGCTCCTATTTCCTTATCCATAAGAACAAGTTGATAGAACTTCTCTGTATTGAATACTATATCACTATCAATCCATAATTGATAATCATACTTAAGCTTGCCATCCCATGGTAACTGGTCTGGTCCTCTTAAGACGTTTGCTCCAAGACACTTGCATCTTGCAAAGTTTACCATGGAGGAATAGTCTTGAGATATTTGGATACTTGCACCACTCTGTACCAAATCAAAGCATAATTGAACGAAACTCTTCAAGTATTGATAAGAAACTCCTCTTCCAGGTAAACAGAATACGACTGCCTTACCTTTAATTATTTCTTTTGCCTTCTCATAATCCCATTCAGGTTCTTTCGAAGAGGCTTTAGGTGCATTAGCTTTAACTGTAAATCCTTTTGCCATAACGTTGTGTAATTACTTCAATATCATACAGTATATATTGCTAATTGTCAATACGATGCCTCTGCCAATTCTTTTGTTTCTATCTGGTTTTCCGTAATCTCTGTATATGTTAAATCTTCTTTGAAATATGATTTGTATATTCTTCCCCAAATTATCTTAAACTCCGCTTCATTAAGGTCTTTGAATAAACACTCTTCCTTTAAGTAGATGTGATATGTTTTATTCATGTTCAGTAATAATGATCTCATTACTATCTATATTCCATTTAAGTACCAAATCTTCGTACCAACCGAATTCGTTTATTATCTCTTCAGGTATTGTTATATGATACTTATCTGTTACTGGATCAATCTCTATGGTGCTAAAAATATTCTCGAAATTTTTTTTCATGTAAGCGAACCCTGTGGTCGTTTTTATATAGGGAAAAATATTTTTATATGAAATTGAGATATACCTAGCTTTCGTAACACTTTATAGCTTATCGGTACCTATCGATTTTAAACAACAACCCCCGCTAAACGGGGGCAACTGTCATATTCACGCACGGATGAGTTGTTTATACTCTAACCTCTGCTTTTACATTGATTTGTGTAAACAATTCAATCGCTTTTAATGCCTTTTCATATGTATTAAATGACATATATCTGTATTTTAAATCATCAGGAAAGGAATACATGATTGTGGTGTTCATTGTTAATTAAGGGAGTGAGTTTGTTATAGAATAATGTTAGTTTGTATTTCAAATATGTCAGGTGTTATGCCTTTCTCTCTCGCTAATGCTTCAAGTAATATGTTAGTAACTGTCTCCAATTCGTCATGAGTTAACGAATCATACATGTCAATGATTGTGGTATTCATTGTTATCCTCCGTGAGAAATTCCATCATAAAGTAATCACATGTAATCTCTAATTGTGAGGCATACTTCTCAATTTCCTGATACATTTCAGGTGTGTATGTTAACATTTTATCACGCATAATCTGTCTCTCCATTGATATAACCTTCCACGTCAAACTTGTCTTCTTGTTGTAACTCTGGAATGTCAAAGATTTCGCCTGGAGTATTCATTAACTCCAGGAGGATTTCGTCTTCATACATGATAATTAAGGGGGGTAATTGGATAGGGGTTGTTGATACTAACTGTAAGACAATTCGGGTGTGTCATGTAATACAATGCCATCAAAGAATGAAGTGGTTTTTTGTCTAAAACTAACAAACCAATTCCACTGCTTTTGATATACACTTGCCCCGTATTTTACCTCAGATAGGATTGCATTTAGTCTTGATTTTGTCGTCACTGTTTCATATCCACAGGAAGACAATAACACACCTTTAGTGTTATAATCATAGGTTGCAATTTGATGCCCATGTAGATAGATTTGTGCACATTTTGTCAAGTCGTTATAAGAAACTTGGGTGTTTGCTTGACTCCAATCTTTCCTATTACGAATTGCTTCACACATTTTTGCTTCAATTTTACGCATGATAAGTAAAGAGAAATAGTGGTGGAAAGTGGGTGAGGTAACAGATGTCTGACTTATGCTAACTTGTTTACCAAGTCTAATTAAAGTCTCAGGGATGTCAACCTCTCTCCCACCTTTATAATATACATGATTCTGAGTGTGTATGGGAGTTTACTGTGACACTTTATCAACTGGTTTGCTGCGATCTCCGCAGTACGCAGGGCATAAAAAATCCCCCGTGAGGGGGATAGTTGATTAAGTGGTTTGAAGTGACTTCACTAACTGTCTGTAATATGGTAGAATAGTATTAACAAATCCTCTGAAGTCTTTAACCAATTCCTGCATCTCATAATGATGAATATTCCAACGGTTAGAAATGTCACGTTGGTAGTCTCTCATTTGGATTAGAGGGGCATTTGGTTTCACTAATTCAGTTGATTTGTTTACAACTTTACCAGATTCGAAAGTAGTTACTGTTACTTTCTTTGTCTCAATCTTTGGAGTTGTTGTAACTTTGGGAGAAGGAGTTGCCTTCTTTGTTGTTACTTTAGCAACTGATTTTGCTGCTGTTGTTGTAGTCTTACGTGTGCGTCTTTTGCGTGGGGTTGTTGCCTTTGCAGGTGTCGCAGTTGTTGACTTAACAGGCATAAAATTCATTCATTCGTTTGACTCTCTTAATATACACGGTTTTAGGTGTCAGTGGGAGAAATGTGTGCCACTTATCCAACTGGTTTCACGATCGCAAATTCCGGCCGGAATCCAATCATCAAACTGTCACAGTGTTTTCCCATACGTGGTTGAAATCGTTTATATTATGAATAACAACGGGGAAAGGCGAATGTGCCCCGTGAGTCGCCCTCACTGAAAGACATCCACCGGTTATTCATTTTTCATTCTTTTCTCTATGCTTTATGAAATCATTTCAGACAATGTGGATTTCATGTTTACCGATGTTGAATCGATAGGCACGGGTGACGTTTCCATATGTGTCAACCGTATCATCAAAGAATATTCTCCTTTCACTGAAGACTATGCCTCAACCCCTACACGGCAAGTCATCCGTAGAATGGTTAATAACTGCCTTGCTACTTTGAATGATTTACATCACACCCAAGTTTGGGAAGACATGGCACGGCAAACCTGTGAGTTTACTGCCTCACCCCCTTACTAGGGGGTTTTTTAATGTCCGATCGTGCGATCGCAAACCAATTAACAAAGTGGCACATAAAACTCCCAAAGTGCCCCCTTCTGTGTGTATAATAAGAATATGTTTAATCCAAATACCACTTTTAATCCTGCGTTACCTTACGCAGTCGTATGTGCGGCAGCACCGCATGAAAATACCGTTAAAAAAACCTTAGATGAGTGTTGGGGTTTATGCCTTGACTTATCCGAAGAATACGGGCATTCTGAAATATGGTATGGAAAATGCCTGATGGGTGAATATCACAACGGGCAGTGATGCCCGTGCCCGATCGTGCGATCGCAAATTCCGGCTGGAATCCAATTGAATAAGTGGCACACACTTTCCCTATTCGTGGTTGAAATCGTTTATATTTAAAGAGTCAACAAAGGATTTGCATTATGAATGGTTGGAAAAATTACGAAACTTGGAATGTATCCCTTTGGATTCAAAATACAGAATGTCTCTACAATTTGGCATTAGAGTGTGCAGGGTTTCAAGAGTGGAAAAACGTTATGAAAAATGACGTTGGAAGT